GCTGGACCTGCTCGCGGTTCTCATAGAAGTTTGCAGCGAGTCCAAAGACGCACAACTTGAGATCCTGCTCGATGTCCGGCGTGTTGACCGAGTATTCCCAGCGGTAATACTTGCGGTATTCGCAGGACTTGTCGGGACGCACCATTGCGTACCACCAGCCTGCACTAGTCATCAGATAGAACTTGGAAGTCACGTCGGTGGTCGTTTCCTCCGCAGCATCGACTTCCGTAATAGTCCCGATGTTCGTCGGCGACCCGACCTCAGCACGGAACGGCGGTCGGTAGTAGCCCGACTCCTGGGTAACCGTCCCCGACCGCATGAGGCGTCCGGTCCACTTCTCAACTGCAAAGACTGCTGCATCCAACGATCGCTGCGCAGCGGGGTCGTCATCCGTGATCTCCAAGCGGATGTGATCCTTGAACTCGGAGAGTTGGAACTGGTGCGTTCCCAGATTGGAGAGCGTGTGCGCCATGTAGACCCCAGCCCCTCCGACCCCCCCTGCCCGAAGGCAGGGGAGGCGGAGAAGGAGAAAGATGCCCGATCAGGTAGCCCAGACCAACTGGCCCGCCGCGTAGGGACGAAGCCATCGACCGTCCGAACGCATTCGGGTGAGGTATCGAACCTCACCCTTGCCTGCATCCGTATAGGGATCGAGGAGTTGAGAAAATCCGGATCTGTCGAAAATCCCGTAATCTTCGGTGTGAACCAGAACCGCAGCAACCGCGTTCGCGCTCTTGCCAGGCAAGTTGTTGCTGACAGAAACCGGAAGACCAAAGATGGTTCCGACCGAATTGTCGTTGGCAACCGTTGAAGTAAGAAGCGGCTGGTAGATGGGACGACCATTGTTGTCGGCGATACCAGCGATTGCCGCAAAGGTTTCCTGACCCATGATCCACTTAAGACCGCTCCAATACTGGGCCGGGATCTTGTCGTAGCGAATAGACGCAAACGCACGGGTGAGTTCCGTGCCAGCATCAGTACCACCGGCGGAAAGTTCTGCAATGCTAAGCGTTTCCGAATTGATGTCGGAATGCGGTGCAGCCGTGGCTGCGGTTGTATCGACTGGATTACCCGCAGCCACGTCGTAGGCGAGCGCCCAAGCAGTCGGAGTCAGGAACACCGGCTCAGGGGCAAGGTCCTCACCCACACCAGTGGAGTAGTACGCATCCCACTGGAGTCCATGTTCTTCGGAGTGCTGAAGAAGCATTTCCTGGACAGCGTTTCCGCGCGCATCCCGTAGAAATTCTTCGGTGACGTTCGACTTTGCCGAGGTCTTGAAGTTCCGAACACGCACACGTTCGAAGGAACCGATCTTGCCGGGGTAGGGACCAGATTCAAGGGTAAGGTCATCCGGAACAGGAGGAACCGCGTCAGAAGACATCTCAATACGGGCGTTCACACGCTGAAGTTCAACGTCGTTGCTGTAGGTACGAACGGCGAAACACTGCCGAAGAACAGCCAAGCGAGGCAACTTGCGAATCATCATCGCAAGAAGATCGACTGGGATGCTTGCACCAGTGATCGGGGATACCGCAGTACCGGCGTCAAACGTTGCAGCCGATCCATCCGAGCCACCACCAAGAGGGTTTGCTCGAAAATCAGGGTCGCCACCGGTGATCTTGATCTCGGTGCCGTTCATCTCGAACCGATACCGTCGATCCTCGCGGGAAGCAGTACCTGCACCAGGCGTGAAACCGAAAGACGGCTTCTTGACGAGAGCGGTCACCTTTTCGCGTGCCTCAGCACCACGAATCTGCGTGTCCATTTCGGCGAGGCGTGCCTCGCCCTGTTCGAGAAGTTCGATCGACTCGGTGTCGTCGATGCTGTCGTTGCGGAGCAGGATGTCATTCATCTTGCCCGCGAGTTCGTCCCGCTGCTCGCGGAGACTCCGTGCGTCGTCCATTGGAGGACTCCTAGTAAAGGCGGGACGAGGTTCGGTATGCCGAACTCGTCACCAAACTGAGTTCGACCAGGCGAGCAGCCCGCACCGTGCGGACGCTCGGACCTGATCGACGGTGTTGCCAAGTGTCGATCAAAGTCAGGAGCTACTCCTCTTTGTTCACATATATCTAAATAAGTGTCTAGAGGTAGTTGTCCTTCTTTGTAATGTTTATCTAATAAACCAAGTATCTGTTTTACTTGGTCTTCGTAAAATTTTCTAGTTCCCCTGTTACCTCGGTCACCCAGGTATCAAAGTCTGCAGCGTTTCTCATTAGAGTTTCTGCGTTATCTAGAGAGAATTCAAGATAATCTTCTGGGTCTAAGCTGCTGATATCCACCAATAGAAGCTCTTCTAAGTAAGAATACTTTAAGCCTTTCCACCCTTTGATTACTGCTTTTACATACTCAACTAAAAATTTGTTTTCATCTAGTTGTTCATCAAAAGCTCTTGTTTTTCTATTAAACTTTTGTGCTAGACAGCGGTTTCTTAATTTGATTAGTTCTTCTCTTGCGAGATAGCATAAATCTACAGTAAATCCATCCATAACTGGATAATCAACTGTTACTGTTTTGCTTGGAGTTAATAAACTCGTTAATGATACTTTTTTGTTCTGTTCTTCCGTCATAATACTTTTCCTTTCTGTTCTGTTAAAAATGTGGGAGGGTATTATCCCTCCCGGTTTACTTAATTATTAAACTACTGTAGGTCCTACAAACTCCATTGTTATTTCGTCTGTGCCATCTACTGATGTTGGTAAAGCATGGAAATTTGTTTCCAAACTTACTATATCATCAATTGAATGTGTTGGTACTTCTAAGTGACAAGTTGGTAAAGTCATAGTAACTCTTGGAGTGTTAC